GATAATGCGTAAACCTGCTATAGAAGCCCGTATCGGTCATACCCGTGGTTTGGATGACATCATTGAACCACTCGTTAAGGCTGGAATCAAAAAGGCTAAGAAACCTATCAAAAAAGCGTTGAAGGATGTTCCTGATAAGAACTATAAAAAGAATCCTTATAATGCTAAGGGTGGTTTGACCAAGAATTATAAAGATTATGTTATGCGCAACAGCAAAGGCGACTACTAGTCGTGGCTTCTATGAAACCTAAGGGTATTGTTGATGATATTGGCAAGCAAATTGCACGATTAGTCAAACGGGGTACTCCTGCTGCAAAGAAGGAAATTGCTAGACTTAGGGGTATTCAGAATACTTACATGTCGGATGCTGCTCGTAATTCACGGGGTTTACAACGCAACATTAAGGAATGGGATTCACGAATTGGAAAATTTGATTATTCAGTTGCTGACGAACAGCAAGCAAAGAGCGTTTCTGCAAGACTTCGTGAGCAAGCCCGTCAGCGTGGACTTAAAGCCAAGTCGCAAAACATTGGTAAAAAAGAACAGGCAGATGTTCGCCAATCGTTGATGCAGGCTGCTAAGCGTGATGATATTGCTAAAGCCCGTAAGGCTGCTGGTGGACGGAACAATCCGAACGCTGTGAAGGCTAGACAGAAGAAGGCTGCTAACGCTCGTAAGGCTGCTAAGCCGAAGCCTGCTGCTGGTGGTGCTGGTAAAGGTCCGAAGAATCCTAAGAAAACTGGTACTGCTTCTGCGCCTAAGGGTCCTAAGAAGCCACGCAGTTAGTTATGGCTATGGCTAAGCCGAAGAAGAAGGCTGCTGGTATTTCTCGGGATGATTTAACAAAGTTTTTGTTAAACAATCTTGTCGGTGCTGAGTCTTTGTCTTTAGGTAAACAGGCATCCGAAATGGATGTTCCACGCAACACTCAGGGTGGTATGGCTAATCAGTTTGGTGCTGCAGGTTTAAACGATAATACTCGTAGGTTGTTGGGTCAACTTGGGTTGGCTGGTGAGGCTGCTGCTAAAAGCAATGTTGCTGACTTTTTTGGTATTAAGGATGTTGCCAAGTTTTCCGAAAAGGGTAAACCTGAGGATGCTTTGATGGCTATTTTGGGTATTGCTCCTATGGGTTTGGGTAAGGTTGGTAAGCGTCTTAAAAAGACTGGGGCTACTGGGGCTAAGGTTGTTGGCGGCATTTTGCCTAATGATATTAAGAATTTGTTGCGTATTCTTAGCGGCGGTCAAGACCAGTAATTCAAGGAACATATACGCTATTTGTATATGATTAAGAACTCTGTCCCTGCTCACACCCTTTATGGGGAACCTCAAACTGGTTCCCGTTTGGCTATTATCCAAACGGGGTCTAGATTGGCTGCACCTAGTGGACCGTACATTGGTCGTGGCGACAAATGTACGGCTAACGATGATTCCTGTGGGGCTAATAAGGTGCGTGGACAAGAACTGTGTGCAGGTCATTTAAGGCAACATAATAAGCAGAAAGGGGACTAAGTGGCATACGCTCAAATGAACGCAACTTCGTTGCGTCAAGCAGTACGGGACATCACCGATTTGGATGCTACCGATTTACCTGATGCTTTGCTAAATCTTTATATTCGTGACGGTTATTACCGTATTTTGGATATTGAGAAGCGTTGGGATTTTCTTGCAAAAACTTTTACTTTTAACACTGTTGCTGACCAGCGTGCCTACAGTATTGATGCTTTTACTGCTGACCCTATGGCGCAGATTGTTTCTATTGTGGACAACACTGGTGTTGGTTCTCGTTTGGATATGGTTTCGCATGATGAGGCTGAGAACACTTATATTGGTTCGTATGACACTAGTAGCGACCCTTTGTTTTATACTATTTGGGAAGGCAAAATCCATTTGTATCCAAAGCCGAACGATGTTCGTACTTTGATTGTTCGTGGTTATCGTGAACCTATTGATTGGGTTACAACTGGTGGCAATGTGGATGCTAGTCCTAATTTGCATTTTGCTTTAGTTTATTATGCTTGCAGTCGTGTTTATCAACGGCTTGAAGATGTCGCTATGGCTGATGTGTATAAGCGTTCTTTTGATGAGGGTGTTGCTTTGGCTGTCAAAAACATTAAGACCCCTAATAGTCATGCGCATTTAGTGTTGTCTGCTGGTTATACCGCTGGTCGTCCTACTTTTAATGGTTGGATGACTCGCATGGGGCAGGGTTTGAAAAGTAATCAATAATGGCTGGTTTAAACATTACAGAGGTGAGCGATTTCACTGGTGGTCTGAACTTTCGTGCAGACCAATTTCAGTTATCCACTTTTGAATCACCTGACATGAACAATGTTGAAATTGACCCTAGAGGTGGTGTGTTTAGTCGTGGCGCATATCGTCAGTTGAACACTACTGCAATTGCTGGTACTTGGAGTCCACAAAAACTTTATTCTTTTAGTGGTGCCACGCCAACAATCATGTTGGCTAACAGCACCAAAGTTTATAAATCAACTGGCGGCAACTTCACTACTTTGCAGTATTCTTCGGGTAACGATATTACTTCTACTAGTGCGCATGGTGTTTGTATGGCACAGTGGGCTGACTCAATGTATATTGCTACTGGTTCCAGTGGTAGCGGTGGTTATGTTTGGAAAACATCCAGCACTTACGCTACGGCATTGACAGCATCGGGTACTAATCCGCATGACTGGCAAACAACTCCTGATGCTACGCAACGCAAAATGCCCACAGCAGAACATCTTCTTGTCCACGCTAATAAAATGTGGGCTGCTAACACTACCGAGGCTGGAACATATTATCCCAACAGGTTGCGTTGGTCTTTGGAGAACGCTCCCGAAAACTGGGACGAGGACGACTATTTTGATATTGTTGGTGGCGGTAACGGTATTACTGGTATGGCTATTGCTTCAGGGCAACTTGTTGTTTTCAAACCCAGTGCTGTTTACATTATTTTTGGTTACGCTTCCGACAACTTCCAAGTTGTTGAACTAACAACCCGTTTGGGTTCTATCAGCCATCACTCTATTGCTCAGGCAGATGATGGCGTATATTTCTTTAGCCATAATCAGGGATTATATTTTTATAATGGTTCAACGATTAAAGACATGTTTAACAATTTGCGTACCGCAATTGACTTAAATCATATTAACCCTGCCGACCATGAATCTATTAGTGTTTCTTATGTTGGTCGCCGTGTTTGGATTTCTGCACCATATTCCACTGATAGCACTCCTACTTCTCCTACAGTTAATTTTGTTTTGGACCCATCTATTCGTGGTGGTGTTTACACAAAGTTTTCTTCACATGATGGTTACGGTTTGGTTGGTGGTTGCAACTGGACTGATTCTTCTAAGAATGATTATCGTTTGATGTGTCATCCTACGCAAGCGTATGTTGTAAAAGTTGACATGTATAACGAAGAGTCGGACAACATTTCGGGTACCGATGTTGCTTTTTCTAGTTATTATAAAACCCGTTGGTTTGATGGCGGTTCTTATATGCAAAAGAAAATGTTTCGCAGACCCGATTTTGTTGTTAAGGAATCTGATGCAGCACAAAACATTACGGTAAAAATTTATCACGACTTTGTTGAGGGTGAAGGTAACGAGCAAAAGATTTTTGACATTTCTCAAACACCTGCAGTGTCGGCTTTGTTGTGGGGTTCGGGTTTATGGGGTGAAGATTGGGCTAGTGGTGCAGCAAGTTCTATTGTTCTTGCTGGTCGCAACCTTGGTTTAGCAAGGTGTGTCCAACTGGAATTTATTGGTCCCTCTAGTCAAAAATGGGGTATTAACAGTATCGGTTACAAATATCAAGCACGAAGGATTAAAGGTTAATTATGGCAACTCTTAGTATTCCAAATACTTTTGTCAACGGCACACCTGCCGTTGCCACAGAAGTTAACGCAAACTTTAACGCTGTAAAAACATTTGCTGAAGGTATTTCAGCAGGGACAAACTTGGACGATGGTTCTATTGTTTATAGCAAGTTGGCTGCCGCTACGGTTACGGCTTTGACTGCTGCGGGTGATGAAGCACAAGTGGTTTTGGGTTCACAGATTTTCGGCTGATGCAAAACGGCTGGCAAACTCCCTTTCTGTCCGTGCTGACAGGTACAGATAAAGATGCTTTGCAACGCATTTTTTCTTCTCTTCAGGTTGAGTTGTCACGGTTGCAGGAAGAAATTGATTTATTGAAGAGTGCTAACTCTTCTACCAACAAGGAACGGACGAGGTATTAATATGAGTATGTATGATGCGTATTCAGGTGATTATGGGCTGACCGAGGCTGCGGCTATCCGCAGAAAACAGCAGCGTTCTATCGCTAATACACAGTCTGCAATGTTGGGTCAGCAGCGTGGTTCACGCAAACTTGCCGATATTAGCCGCAAATATGTTGAAGGTTTCGGACCTAAGATGGCTCAGTATGGTAGGCGTGGATTGGCTGGTCCTAATGTTCAGTCAGGTATTCAACGCAAAGGTTTGGAACAGTATGCCCGTGGTTTGCAAGAAAGTTTGGGTGCTGAAACAACCAACATTCAGGACGAGTTGAATCGTATCAGCATGGAGGAGGCAAGCAATCAGGCTGACTTGGAGGCTTATATTGCTGATTTAAAGTTGCGTAAAAACCAGTCTATTGTTGATGCCGCTACTGCGTTGCGTCAACTTCAAGGATACTAATTATGGCTATCACTTATGTTAATGGTCGTCTTGTTCGCACCTCAGAGGGTGACAAGGCTATTGCTGCAGCAAAAATTGCGAAGCAACTTCAGGAAGAAAATGCTGCACGGTTAAAAGGTTTAGAGAAGCAACAAAAAAGTTATGTTGCACCAGTGGTAAAAAACCCTGCAGGTGCTGGAACTCCTCCAGCAGCAGGAGCAGGTCCAGCGGCAGGTGGAGCAGGAATGGCAGGAAAGGCTAATATGACACCCGAACGAAGTTATGTAGAGCAGCAACTCGCTATTTTGGGTATGAAAGATACTCCTGCTAACCGTGCTAAGTTGCGTAACGAGTATCGTACTGACCAAGCCAAAGTTGAAGCCGACACAGCGAAGGCTGCTGCTCAAACTGCTGGTGACCAAAGTGCATTTGAAGCAATCTTAAATGCGGCTACTGGTTATGAATCCACAGCAAGGGATGCTTCAAAACAGGCGTTGGATGCTTTAAGGAATCGTTATGCTCCACAGGAAACTGCTTTGGGTACTCAAAGGCAGGCACAGATTGATTTGTTAAAGCGTGTGTTGGGTCAGTCTGCTGCAGATATTGATACTGGTGAACAAAACTTTATTTCAGGTATTCGTCCTACTACTGCTTATACTGATTTGCCGTTGACGGCTTTGCCGCAACAGCAGAACGCTTTAATTGCTGCTTTACAATCGCAAGGTGCGGGGACAGGTGAAGTTCAGGCACAGCAGGCTTCTGATGAGGCGTTGAATCAGTTCACTAGGCAGTTGTTGCAGCGTTCCGCTGCACAGTATGGTGATGTTCAACAAAACTATTTGAACTCGCTTATTAACGCTGGTCGTGGTGCCTCTCAGGCTGGTCGTGACTATTTGTCTTTGGAAAAGCCACGGCTGGAATCAGGTATTCAATCTGAGTATGATAAGTTGTTGGCTGGTTTGGCTGGTGAGCGTGCTTCAGCGGAATCTGATGTTCAGAAGCGTTTGCAGGATGCTTTGGATGAGGCAGCCAAAGTCCGTGTAGGAGCCACAGAGAAATACCCTATGGCTAAGACACCTGTGGTCCCCAAGGCTCCCACAACGCCTCCTGACACGGCTGATGGCATGCCCAAGTTTGACAGGATGCCTGATGAAGCACCCAAAATGGAGGGTGATTTGTTGAGCGAAGAGGAGCGTAAACGCCTTAAAGAATTTGTTGATTCTTTGAATGCTAGTGGAACAACCATAAGGTTCTAATGGCTATCAAAAAAACCCCTTGGGCTGCACAGGTTGTCCCTGCTGGTCCTACCAAAATTTTGGGTCGTACTATTAGTACACCACCTCCAACACCTAATCGTGATGAATTGCAAACAACTGAACAAAATGCGTTGGAACGCATTATTTCTGACCCGACTATTGACAAAAAAGATAAGAGTCGTGTAGCGGAACAACTGATTGCTATTACCCGTAAAGGTGAACAGCGTCCACCTGTAGGTGGTGGAGGCATTTTGGGTGCTATCAAGGGTGTCGGTGGAACCGTATTAGGTGGTGTAGGAAAAAGTTTGCGTGCAACAGGTCAACTTCCTGTTATAAAACAAACTATTACTCCAGCATTAAAAAATGTTGAAATAGGTTTAGGTTATTATAGCCGTTTTGTTCAAGCGGCTGCTGCTGACACCGCACAAGTTGTCATGCGTCCGTACACACAGTTGGGTGTCAAAATAGATGAACTTACTGAGGGAACATTTTTGGAAAGCAAAAATGCTGAACGCCGAAAAAAAGACGCAAAATGGTATGACGAAAACCGTCCAACTTTTGAACGCTTTGTTAACCGTCTTAATGATAAAGAGTTTTTCTTGTTTGGTGATGACCCTGAAAAGAATGTTGCTGACCTTGGAAAATTTAACCCTGTAGCACAAATTACTACAGAAATTTATATTGACCCATTAACTCGTTTTGGTGTTGGCGCACACGCCAACATGGGTTACTCAGGTCGTACAGCGTTAGCAATGGAATTTGGTACAGCAGAAATGTTGGCAAAATATCCTGTACTAAATAACGCTGGTGTTATTGACCGTATTGGTCGTTTAGGTGCGGCAGGTATTCCTAGGGCTGTTGCTAAAGCCGAAGGCATCAACATGGGTTTGCGTTATGCAGGTGTTGTTATTCCAAAGACTGGTGCTTTGGAGCGTGGTTTTGCACAAACCTTTGGCAGAACAAGAGCAGCAATTGGCGATGTTGTTTTTAATGCTGGCACTAATAAGGCAGCGCAAGTTGTTGCTGGTGTTGGTAGAAAGGTTTTAACACCAAGCAGTCAGGCTGGTTTGCGTGAGGTTGGTTTTGGTCGTGGACGAAATTTAACTAACGAAGTTTTGATTCCAAAGTTGGTTGAGTTTACTGCTAGCCGTTATGCGAAAGGTGCTGTCGCTACTTCTTTGGCTAGGTACAACCAAGATTTGTTGGAGTTGATTAAGCGTCAGCGTGAAATGACTGGTCAGGGTGTCCGTAACAAAATGAAGTTCGGTGTTCGTGACGATGCTGCATCTAATCTTTATAGGTATGTTGAAATGTCTGAGGCTGATTTGTTGACTCAGCCAATCAGTGAAGAACTTAAACAGTTGGCAAGAGATACAAAGAATTGGCAAAGTCTTGTTCGTGAGGATGTCAACGCTAAGATTCTTAAATTTGGTGCAGATTATGGTGTTAATGTTCGTCAAGTTGGTTTGATTGATGATTACATTCATCACAAGTTAAACAAATCTGCACGGGAATGGATTACTTCAGAAAAGGGTCGTGTTGCCCAAGAGGGCGGAATGTTCCGCAATGCTGATGTTACTGTCAAAGATTTGACTGACCCCAACGGTCCTATTATGTTCCGTAAGATTCGTGCGCCTTATGTTGACCCTGATACTGGAAATGTTGTTACCTCAGAATTTTTGAAGGTTCCAATCACTGATGCTTCCATGGCAACGATTGATGGTTTGAACGAAATTTCTCGTAAGGTTTTGGGCTTTGATTGGTTTGAAACAGATTTTGTTTCTATTATGGATTCTTATGCATACTCTATGGCTAAGGCTAAGGGTCGTGAAGCGTTTGCTAGACGGGCTATGGATTTTGGTTCAGACATCATTCAACCAATGTTGAAAGAAATTATTCCCGATAAGGCTTTGGTTGGCAGGTTAACTGAAGTTCATTCTATGTTGTTGGGTATGCAAAACAAGTTGCGTTCACGCATTGGCGTGAACCAGCAGTTGACTAAAGACTATGTAACCACAGCAGTCAACAGCGCACAAAACTTTTTGCGTGGACAAACCAAGGCTAGGAAGTTAAATCAAAAAGAGATTGACACTTTGTTCAGGCGGCTGGATGAGGCTATTTTTAAACTCGGTGAATCGCATCAGTATGCTTTGACTTTGGAGGCAACGCAGCGTGGCGAGTTTGCTGTTATGCACTCCGCTTTGCTGGAAGAAGTTACAGTGTTGCGTGCCGCTATTGATAACCCTGACCGTTATGCGGCGACATTGCAGTTGCGTGAACTTTACACACAGATGTATCCGAACGCCACTCCTGCGATGTTGGACAAAAAGTCTCCTGAGTGGTTGGCGGAAAAAATTCTTAATGGTCGTGGTATTCCTGCAGCCCGTGAAACTCGTGTCATTAACGCCCGTCTTAAAGAGTTGCGTACACAAATTGATGCCATTCCATCAGGCAACGAGTATTCTGCCGCCCGTGCCGAACTTGAATCACAGTATTATGATTTGGAACAAGTTGAATCTGGTTTCTCTGTTCTGGCAAATGTCCGTGCTGAAGCAGATTATGCCAGCGAAGGTTTGATTTATGGTTCTGCTAATGATTTGATTCCGTTACCACGGGAATCAATGCCATTCAAAATTTTCCGTACCAAGCCAGTTGAGGAAGGTTTTGACACCTTCCCATCTAGCGTGGCTGTGCATGCGCCTGTAACACAGGCGAGTCCTACTGGTCCTAGTTCGGTTATAGATTTGCGTGAAGGAAAATCGTTCCAAGAGTTCTTCCGTGAAGATGGAATTATTGCTGGTATTGCCGACAGTTTTGAACAGCGTGGCTTGTTGGAGGCTGGTGACGCTTTGCGTGCAGAAGCCCAAAACTTTGCCAACAGTGGTTCTCTTGACCCGATGTTTGAGGACCTGTACCCCGAGTTGGCTGAAATCATTAGGACAGTAAACAATCATGCTGCAACATCAGGTGATGATGTTGCTGATGAAATCATTTTAGGTGCGTTAGGTGACACCGATGATTTGCTCAGGATTTTTGCTACCAGCCTTGACGAAACAGTTGAGGATGCAGACATTTTTGCCCGAGAAATTATGGACGATGCAATGGCGCATTACATCCGAAACAATGCGCCTTTAGGTGATGCAGGTTTGTTGGTTCCGCAAAGTTGGATTGATGAAGGTGTTGAAGGGCTGGAAGGTCATTGGGCTGTCTTAATGGACCCCGAATATACGATGCCTGCAAACATCCGTAACCCATCTAGGAACCCACAAGCACGGGTGCAGTATGTTGCAGACAATCAGTTTGTTGGCGACATTCGTGCAGGTCGTTATGAAGAAAAGTCATTGGAAGCCAGTACCGCTAAAGCGATAAAAGAGGAAGAAATTATTGCTTTGGAGAACGCTCAGGTTGTCTCTGCTGAGGCTAGGGCTGAGGTTAAGAAGTTGGCTGGTCAGAAGGGTGGTTTAACACGAGCGCAGAACGCTCGTGCGAACAAGGCTGAAGCCGCTAGGGCGCAACTGGTAGCCACTAACAGCGTGGACATCGTGCGCAATGGTGAGAAAGTTACTTTGACTCGTGATGCTGCTCAACGGGCTTTGGTGCGTTCTGACAGGCGTTTAGAGGCTGCTTACATGCGTTTGGAACAGCAGATTGATGCCGCCTATGCGCAGGCTGGTGTACCTAGGAGTGGAACTAAGGGTGGTGCGTTGCCTCAGGCTATAACAAGTTATAAAGAGCGTTTGCCAATGTTGTTGGAGCAGGCTAAGGTTTTGAAAACTTATTCTGAAACAACTGGTCTTGTTTTGCAGCGTGATATTCAGGATATGCGCATACTTATTCAGGCTCGTCCTCCGAAGGGTGCGGCGGCTGGTGATGCGTCTGCTTGGGTTAATCGTGTTGATGCTACTTTAAACTCTATGGGTGGTATTCAGGACCCTGCGTTGCGTAATGCTTATGAGCGTGTGACACGCATTTTGCATGCTGATGAGGCACAGTTGGCACGCTTAGAAGGTGTTGCTTTGCCTGCTGTTGAAACCGCTTTGTCCAATGTTAAGAGTGGTTGGCTTGGTCGCATGATTGATGTGACCGAAGAAGGTTGGGAAGAAATCGCTGGTTTGGGTGTTCAAATGCCTGAGGAGTTGTTGGCTTTGTGGAAACCTAACTTGAATAAGTTGCGTTCACCATTATGGCAAAACGAATTTTATAAAGGTTACAAATATACGATGAGGTTCTTTAAAACTTATGCTACTGCATCAATTGGTTTCTTTACCCGTAACGGTTTGTCTGCTACTTTTGTAAACATTGTTGATGGTGTTGATGTAAGCAACATTCGTGACGGCTTTGCAGCCGCCACGGCTGCACGAAACAGTGACACTTGGGCGAAGTTCTTGTCCAAGAAGTCTGCAAGTGAACGAGAAATTTATGAGAACGCATGGAAGGTTGCGGAGACATCGGGGCGTGGTATTTCGGATGACTTGTCCAGTGTTTCTTATGGTACTAGTTTTTCTGAGCGTGCAGTAAACAACTCATATACACGGTTCTTCCAAAGGAAGAACGATTTTATTGAGCGTGCAGTGCGTATGCCTATGGCGTTGGACAGTTTGAAGAAGGGTAAAACTTTTGACCAAGCGGTTTCTCGTGTTACTCGCAACCACTTTGATTACAGCGACCTTAGTGGTTTTGATGAGGCAGCGAAGCAGTGGATTCCGTTTTGGATTTGGACTAGCCGCAATGTTCCGTTGCAGATGGTTCAACAGTGGGCTAACCCGATGGCATACGAAAACTATAATAAGTTGGCAGCCGCCTCTCCTGTAGGTAGCGACATTTTGGTTCCTAAGTGGATTGCCGACTGGAACCCGATTGCTTTGGGCGGTCCTAACGGTGAGGGTGGTCAATGGGTATTGACACCTGACTTGCCTAATGTTCGGTTAGAACAGCAGTTGAAACAGATTGGTACTTTTAAAGGTTTGATTGGTCAGGCAACACCACTTATTAAGGTTCCTATTGAACTTGTTGCAGGTAAGCAGTTGGGCATTGATGTTGGTCCGTTCCAAACACTTGACCAACAAACTGAAGCGGCAAAGACTTTTGACAAATACATTTTTGCTCCGCTTGCAAAGATTATGGGTGGTGACAGTTGGGTTTCAACAAACGCTGATGGTGAAACCACTTTGGACCCACGAGTGGCTTATGTTTTCCAAAACGCTTTCCCAACATTGGGACAGTTGAACCGTGTTACTGGTGGTCAAACAGGTGGTAAGAGTTCATATCAGGAACGACAGTTGGGTAACATTCTTAACTGGTTTGGTATTCCTGTTCGTTATGTTGGTCCTAAGCAGCAAGAATCTGAGGCAATAAGCCGAAGTATTGAGGTTGGAAAGTTTCTTCAAGACAAAGTTGCTCGGGGCGAAATGATGAGTGCTAAAGATATTAAAACACTTGAAAAATTGTTGCAGCCACCAAAGCCGCCTAAAAAAGAAACTAAACCTTAGTCTTTTTCGTCTAATGCAGAGTTGATTTCTGCAATTATTTTGGCGTACTCATGTAACGATATGTTCAGGGCTTTTGCGTCCCCGTTGCATGCTTTAAGCCATTCGTCCACTAGTTCTTTGGCAGCCAACTTTGAGATTATAAACTCCATAACATAACCTGATTCATTGTCCTCAATCATGGAGGCAAAGATGCCTTCCATTTCCGACATGTCGTCAGGGTCAAAGTTGGAGTCGTCAGCCAACCCGTGCATTTTTTTCTAGCCAATCAATAGAGACTTTGACATCTCG